CCTGCCAAGTATGAGGCTATTGGCGTCTCTGGAGTCACTATCGCTACCGGCGTTGACCTTGGACAGACCGACGAGGACAGCCTGCGCGGCTATGGTGTGTCTGAAAGCCTAATCCGCAAGGTTTCTCCGTATCTCGGTCTAACTTCCAAGAGAGCTATTTACAAGCTCTACAACGCCCCTTTCCAGATTTCTCCAGAGGAAGCCGCAGAACTCGATCATCACGTCCATGCTGGCTATCTCAATCGCTATGTCCGTCCTTGCTACGAAAAGCAATCATCCGTCAAGTTCGATGAGCTCCCCAAGCAGGCTCAAGCCGTTGTGTTTTCCATGTGTTTCCAGCTTGGATGCGGAGGTGTCAAGCGTAGGGCTCCCAAGACTTGGCATTATCTCACAAACCAGATGTGGGCAGATGCAAGTGATGAACTGATCTACGGTTTTAGAGACTATGCTGGTCGCAGAAAGATTGAAGGCATGCTGCTCAAGGAAATTCTGTGATGGATATCAAAAACCTTGTGATCGTGCTGTTGATAATATTCTTGTTTGCAATTGGAAATGCAGCAAAAGAAAAGGTTGATAGCCTAAACGAAAAGCTCAAGGCAAGCCACGAAATTATCGGACAGTTACAAGCAGAGAAAGAACTTTCAGACAAAGCAACAACTACTGCAACAACGATCAGAGAGCAGATACATGAAAAAGCCCGCGAACAACTCAAAGAGATTGATCAAGCCCTTCAAGATAATGGCTCTTTTGCTGATATTATCATCCCTGACAACATTCGTGAACGGTTGTTCAACAAAAAAAACGACGGAGCCAGTGTACTTCCTGCCCCCGGCAATACTCCTCGATGAGTGCAAGATCCCAAGTCGTGACGGTATCAAAACTGTTGGTGACATGGTCAGAGTGATTAAGGCTGATGAAGAGGCCATGTTGCTCGTTAACGCCAACCTCTTTGCCCTGAGAGAATACCGTGCAGGGCTGCTGAAAATGCAAGCAGAGTCGAAGGCGAAATAATGATTCAGCACACACCGTCGCATATAGAATCGGCATATTACTATCTGCAGGAGTTGTTCTGCGCATGGCAATTGAAAGGGGTTATCGCATCAGTAGCCACATTTCTTGGAACCGAGGAAGTTCTGTTTCTGTGGCTCGTAGGCATGATGACCGCAGATTTGGTTTTTGGTTTGTGGGAGGCTTTTAAACGGCGCAAGTTTTCATGCCGGATGCTGGGCCGTGGCATCATGAAATACCCGTGCTACTGCCTGTATATCTTCCTAGTAGGCGCTGTTGATGCATCATTCACTGTTAGTACAGGCTATAATCTTCCGCTTCTGGAATTGTTTATCAGTTATTTAGTTGCTACCGATGCAGTCTCTGTAATGGGGCACATGATTAGGTGCGGACTGCCAGTACCAAGACGGTTGAGAAAGATAATCCTTCATGCTCAAACAAGAGTTGATCGAGCAATTGATAAGATCGATCACAATGATGACGAGGAAATGGCTGAGGAAATGAGGCCAAGAAAGAGAAGCAAGGAAAAATAGTATGGCTGCCCGTTTTGATTGGGAAAAAATACGCATTGAGTATGAGATAGGGGCAAGTCAATCGGAGTTGTCGAAGAGGTACGGTGTTTCAAGAACGGCCATTCAAAAGCACATCAAAGCTGAAGGCTGGATGCAAGATATCACAGAAGCCGTCAATCGTCTCACAGAAGCAAAGGTTGTGGGTGTGGTTGCAGGTTGCAACCCGAAAAAAAAGGCCGAGGCTCTAGCTAAAGCGGCAGATGCAAAAGCTGCAGTCATTCAAAGGCACAAGGAAGAATGGGACAGACATCAGGAAATCATAGACGAGGCTTTAGCCGCTGGTGACTTTGATCGAGCCAAACTAGCAAAGATTACAGCAGAGACAATCAAGATTCGGCAGGAATGTGAGCGCAAATGTTGGGGCATTACTGAAGCCCAAGCAGAGCAACATGAGAAAATGACCATAACTTGGGCACAGCAAGAGAGCGAAGCATAATGAAAATCACTATCCCGTATCATCCCCGGCCATATCAGGCCAAGCTGCATGCTGAGATGGAAGCTCACCGCTTCTGTGTCATTGTCATGCATCGTCGTGCTGGGAAGACCGTGATGGTGCTCAACCACATGCTTAAGCAAGCACTGCTCCAGCAGAAGCCAAACGCGATGTACGCTTACATTGCCCCATACCGAAATCAGGCGAAGTCAGTCTCCTGGGACTACCTCAAGCATTTCTCTGCCCCTATCCCTGGTCGCAAAGTCAATGAGAGTGAGCTCAGTATCGCGTTGCCCAACAACGCGATTATTCGAGTTTTTGGAGCTGACAATGCTGACGCTCTGAGAGGTCTGCGTTTTGACGGCGTAGTGCTGGATGAAGTCGCTGATATGCAGCCTGACGTTTGGCAAGAGGTTGTCCGTCCTGCTCTGGCTGACCGCAAAGGTTGGGCTGTTTTCATCGGGACTCCGAAGGGCGTGAACCTCTTTAGCGAACTTTACCAGCAGGGTTTGCGCGATCCTGGCTGGTTTTCAGCTTTGCTGCGGGTGGATGAGACTGGAGCTCTATCTGACGACGAAATCGAAGCTCTTAAGGGCGAGATGAGTGAAAAGGCCTACAGGCAAGAGTTCTTGTGTGACTTCGCTGCAAGCTCTGATGACGTGCTTATCACCATTGACCTTGTGACTGAGGCTTGCCAGCGCACGGTTAGGCCAGAAGATGTTGAGGGTATGCCCCTTATCATGGGCGTGGATGTGGCCCGCTTTGGTTCTGATGCAAGTGCTGTGTGCTTGCGTAGAGGACTTATCTGTCAGCCTATTCAGGTTTTCCATAACCTGGACAACATGGACTTGGCCGACAGGATCAATGACCTCGTTCATGAGCATCAGCCAGACGCTGTTTTCGTGGACTCTGGGCAGGGGCAAGGTGTCATCGACAGGCTGCGTCATATCGGCGTTGACTGCGTGGAAGTGCCATTTGGAGGCAAAGCGCGTCAGCCACGGTTCAACAACCGTCGCAGTGAGATGTGGTATGGCGTTAGGGAGTGGCTCAGAGCCGGTGGTTTCATCCCTGACGACGCGACTCTTAAGGCTGAGCTTACCACGCCCACCTATGCTTTTGATACGACTGGCAGAATCTGCTTGGAGCGCAAGGAAGATATCAAGGAGCGTTTGGGAAAGAGCCCTGACCAGGGTGATGCCTTGGCTTTGACGTTTGCTGCTCCTGTGGCTTCAGCACGTGACGCTTTGATAGCTGCTCGTACTCAGCAGGCCAAGCAATATGACCCGCTAGCATGGTGACGCTATGGACATGACCTATCGCTCCATACTGCCAGAAGACGCAAAGACGCTGGAATCCATTTACGAGCGCCTGAAGGCCGAGGACTTGCTCTGGACTGTCTACCCTGAGGTTGATCCGCAGGAGTGGACACTAGCACGTTTCTTGAGCATCCACACTGCGCCCTTGCATGTCCTCGCTGGATACATCGATGGAGAAATGGCAGGTGTGATGCTGACATGGCCTTTCCGCGAGAGTCTGCGCAGTCGTGTAGCTGAAATAGGGCTCTCAGCTTTTCGCAGGCATTTTGCGCAGGCAGTACCGCTATGCAAGGGGGCCCTGCTTTGGGCAGTCGAGAATTTGCATCCTACGGCCATCATTGGCCGAGTGGCGTGTCCCTCAAGGCATATTCTGGCTCTTCTGAGCCAAGTTGGTTTCAGCAAGCTTGGCAAGATTCCCGGCCTCTGCTGGTACACACGCCAGCAAAAACATGTCGATGGCTGGCTTGTTATGGCCACGCCAGAGTCAATCAAAGCGACAACGGAGGAGAAATAATGGCTCTTGTTTATTGCTTCGGCGGTGGTGGTGGTTCACCGGACGTTCCGCAAGTTGAACCCGCGCCTACCAAACAGGCCACCAAAAGCATCAGCGCTGGTGCTCAAGCTGCTGCAGAAGCTCAACGTGAACGCAGCAAAAAGAACCGTGGCCTTGCCGCTTCTATCTTAACCTCGAGTTCTGGCCTGTCTGATACGGGCACAGGCAGCGATACTTTGGGGTAGGCCGTGAGCCTCAATGTCAACAAGCTCGACGCTCGGTATCAGTCTTTGAGGACTGAGAGGTCAGGGTGGGACTCTGCCTGGGCTGATCTCGCAGAGCTCTTTCTGCCGACTCGCTGGCGTTCTGACACTGACACAACGTCTCATCAGCAGCCGGTCATCAATGGCAGGCTGATCGACAGCACCGGCGTCCGTGCCATGCGCACACTAGCTGCCGGTCTTCAAGGCGGCATGACAAGTCCTGTGCGTCCATGGTTCAGGCTGAGATTGGCTCATGAGCCAGATAAGGTCGAGAACGGCATCAATGTGTGGCTCGACGAAGTCACAGAGCGCATGCGCTATCTGCTTCATCAGAGCAACTTTTACAACGCGATTCATGGACTCTACGCAGACCTTGGCGCTTTTGGCACGGGCTTGCTCATTGAAGACGCTGACGAGAACGGTCTGAAATTCCATCGCGTGGACTGTGGCGAGTATGTCCTCGACGTCAATGGTGATGGATTCGTGGATTCGTTCTTCCGCAGGATGAACCTTACCTCACGCCAGATCATTGATCTCTGGGGCGAGAGCAATGTGCCGCATGCGGTTGTTACAAGCGCAAAGGATAATGCAGCTTCTGGGGTGACTCGTTGGGACGTAATTCAGGGCGTGTTTCCGCGTGAAGACCTTCGCTATGGAGATCCTTCTTACCGTGGCAAACCGTACGTTTCTGTCTACTGGATCACTGCCGGTGCAGGCAATTCAGGAGCGCGTGGCCATATCTTGAGCGAAGGTGGCTACGACATGTTCCCCGCTTTTGCTCCTCGCTGGGATATCCATTTTGGCGACGTGTACGGTAGAAGCCCTGCCATGGATGTGATGCCTGATGCCAGAATGCTGCAGGCCATGGCCAAGACGCATCGCATCATGGAGCACAAGATTGCCGACCCGCCGCTGCTTGGTGATGCATCTTTGCGCAGATACGGCGTTGACCGCAACCCTGGTGGATTCACCTACGGTGAGTTCTCTATCACACAGGGTAAGCCGCTTGTGATGCCTATCCAGCAGCCAGATTCTGGCGCGATCCAGTATTCATGGAATGCGCTGCAGGACGTCCGCAAGATCGTCGAGGAAGGGCTCTACGTCGATTTGTTCCGCATGCTGCTGGACGATGACCGCAACCAGCATGCAACGGCAACTGAGATCCAGGCCAAACAGTCAGAAAAGATGCTGCTCATTGGCCCTGTCGTGGAGCGTCTGCAAACAGAACTTCTCAGCCCACTGATCAAGCGCACCTATCAGCTTATGCAAGAGTGGCAGGCTCTGCCGCCAGCGCCTGAAGGCATGGGCTACACCGAGCTTGATGTTGAGTTTGAGAGCGTGCTTGCCCAAGCGCAGAAGGTTACGGCCACCAGTGCCATTGAGCAAGGTGTTGCTTTTACGGTCAATCTCTCTGGAGCCAAGCCTGAAGCTCTTGATCTCTTGCAAGTGGACGAGACAGTCAAGGCGTACATGGATCGCATTGGTATGCCGCAAGCCTGCCTTGCAGAAGATAGCCAAGTCAAAGCTCTGCGTCAGCAAAGAGCACAGCAGCAGCAGATGGCCATGCAGCAGCAGGCAATGGCAGCCGAAGGTCAGGCAGCGCAGGACATTA